ATTGAAGGAATATCAAGAAGTTGTTCTCACCAAATAGTGAGACATAGAATAGCAAGTTTCTCACAACAATCTCAAAGATATGTAAAACTTGATCAGTTTGAATATATAATCCCACCAGAGATAGAAAGAAATGAAGAAGCTAAAAAAATATTTATTAAACATATGGAAAGATGTCAAAATGCTTATGATGATTTAGTACAAATATTAATAGAGGATAAAATAAGAGATGAATATTTAGCTTTTAGAAATTCGAGAGCATTTTTTGAATCTTTCGTACATATAGCCAACATAAAAGACTATATTGATTTTATATATAAAGAAAATAATAAAAAAGAATATAATGCAATAGAAAAACAAGCTATAGAAGATGCTAGATATGTATTTCCTAATGCTTGTGAAACTAAAATGGTTACAACAATGAATGCTAGAAGTTTATATAATCTTTTTAATAAAAGATGTTGCAATCGCGCTCAATGGGAAATTAGACAACTAGCAGATGAAATGCTTAAATTAGTAAAAGAAGTAGCACCTGTATTATTTAAAAATGCTGGAGCACCTTGTACAGTTACAGGTAAATGCCCAGAAGGTAGCATGAGTTGTAAAAATCCTAGAAAGTAGGTGAAATTATGAGACCAACATGGGACGAGTATTTTATGGAAATTGCTGAAATAGTAAAGAAACGTTCAACATGTATTAGAAGACAAGTAGGAGCAGTTATTGTAAAAGATAAACAAATTCTAGCGACTGGTTATAATGGAGCACCTAAAAAATTAAAACATTGTGAAGAAATCGGATGCAAAAGAAAACAACTAAAAATACCTTCAGGACAAAGACATGAACTTTGTAGAGCTTTACATGCTGAACAAAATGCTATAATTCAAGCAGCTTACAATGGAGTTAATATAAATCATTCTACGTTATATGTAACTACAAAACCGTGTGTATTATGTGCAAAGATGTGTATAAATGCAGGAATAGAAAAAATAGTTTATTTAGGAGATTATCCTGATGAATTATCAAGTGAAATACTAGAAGAAGCAGAAATTGAATTAGTTAATTTTGATAAAAAATAAAATTAAATAGACTTATAGAAATGGGCTAGCTACTTAATTCTAGCCTATTTTTTATTGTCAAAAAATAAATTTAAAAAAGTTTCAAATTCGCTTGATTATTCGTAACGAATAGTGTATTATATAAGTATAATAAATAATAAGAAAGGGGTAAGAAAGATGAAAAGAAATTTAATGAAAGAAGCTCATAAAATGACAAAGGAAATAAAAGAACAATATCCAGAAGTAGATTATCAAGCTCAATTAGGTTTATGTTTATCTTTCTTAGCTCAAGAAGGGGAAAAGAAAATGACAGTAATAAATAGAAAAAAATTCTTTAACGAAGTTAACAAATGGGATATATATAAATATCTAGAAAATAACTTTACAAAAGAAATTACACATCATTCAGCAGACGTAGGAAAAAATATATATGAAGTAAGATTTTATTTAGATGAAAGTAAAAAACATACATTTTTACATTGTTATCATGACGAAGATGGTTGGAGAGATTTTGATTACTTCGTGGGTGGATTATTAAGATTTGTAAAAGAAAGTGAAGAAAACAAAGAAAAAGCAACTGAAATGTTTAGATATTTCGATTGTGTTGAATCTGAATAAATAGGGGGATAAAAATGAATAAATGGTACAGACTAGGTCAAGAGTTTAACAAAAAATTCACTAAGGAACAATTTTATGAAATTCTAAGAGATAACAATTACACTAATGCACTTGGTTGTATAGGAAAAGACTTCAAAGAAAAAGATTATAAAAAACTTTGCGAAATGGTAGGCATTCCAGAAGAAACAGAAGATAAACATTATAATTATGGAGAAAGAAAATATTATTTCTACCAAGGATATGACAAAAAATAAGGAGCAAAATAATCGGTTAGCCTTCCGAACAAAAAGGCTTTTATTTTATTATAAGGAGGAATGAAATGGCTAAGATATATAATGAAAATAAGAATGTCTTAGATGCTGCTTTTGAAAGAATTGAATTTGCATTCAATGAATTTGATTCTATATTTTTATCAGTGAGTGGTGGAAAAGATAGTTCTATAATGATGCAACTAACTGCTAGAAAAGCTAGAGAGCTAGGAAAAAAATTCTCAATATTATACATCGATTTAGAAGCACAATATAAAGCTACAATAGATCATGTAAAAGTATTAATTGATGAATGTAGTGATGTTTTAGAGGATGTTTATTGGTGTTGTTTACCTCTTAGCTTAAGAAATGCCGTATCAGTTATCCAACCAAAATGGATGTGTTGGGATAAAAAAGATAAAGCTAAATGGGTTAGAAATATGCCTACGGGCAAATATAAAAAATATGTAATAAACGAAGATAATTATCCTAAAGAATGGGATTGGTTTGAAAGAGGTATGGAGTTTGAGGATTTTATACTTTATTTCGCTGATTGGTTTAATAAAAAACATGGAGGACTTACTGGAACTGGTGTAGGAATAAGAAGCGATGAAAGTCTTAATCGTTTTAGAACAATAATTTCAGATAAAAAAGTACGTTATAAAGGGAAACCATGGACCACTCAAGTTAAATTTAAGCACATGAAAAATGTTTATAATTTTTATCCAATTTATGATTGGAGAACAGAAGATGACTGGGGTGCAGTAGCAAAATTAGATTTAAAATTTAATGAAATATATGAACTTATGTATAAAAATGGTGTAAGTATACATGAACAAAGACTTTGTCAGCCTTATGGAGATGACCAAAGGAATGGACTAGACCAATTTAAAGCATTAGAATATGAAACATGGGAAAAGGTCCTTAATCGTGTGCATGGTGTTAATTTTGGTAATATCTACGCCAGAAGTTCTCTTTTAGGAAATATAAAATCAGAAAAACCAACTAACATGACATGGGAACAATATACCGTATGGTTACTTGAAAGTATTGGGTTATATGCTCCAGAACTTCGTGATCATTATCATAAGAAAATTACAACTTTCTTGGAATGGTACGAAAAACATGAAGGAGTTAAACTTCAAGATATAAAAGATGAAGAAGATAGTAAATTAGAATCTGCTAAAAAGGTAGCATCATGGAGAAGAATTGCTAGAGCTATAGAAAGAAATGATTTCTGGATGAAAAGATTATCTTTTGGTCAGACAAAAGGTGATGTAGAAAGAATGTTTGAACTTAAAAAGAAATATAACAACTTATTAGATGCAAATGCTACAAATGATAAGCATCTAAAACAAGTTGCTGAGAAAATAAATAAGGGAGTGGATTAATATGAAACAATTATCTTTTAATATGAAAATAAATAACGAATTAAAACTAGAAGATATACTAACTCTTTTAAAAGAAAAAGTAAACTCTATGGAATTAGATGAAAAGGTGGATGCTATTAATTCTATAAAAGAAGCATTAACAGAAGTTTCACCATTTGAAGAACCTGTTGATTGTGTAAGATGGATAAAAGCCGACAAAGTTAAAGCTAATGAATATAATCCTAATAAAGTTGCTTCTACTGAAATGAAATTACTCCATACATCCATAAAATTAGATGGGTATACTCAACCTATAGTAGCTTATAAACTTGAAAATGGAGAATATGAAGTGGTTGATGGATTCCATAGAAATAGAATTGGTAAAGAGTACAAAGATATAAATAAAAGAATACATGGATATTTGCCTATAGTTGTATTAGACAAGCCCTTAGATGAACGTATAGGGAGTACAATAAGACATAATAGAGCTAGAGGAACACATCAAATACGTTCTATGAGTGAAATAGTTTTAGATCTTGCTAAGGCAGGCTGGACTGATGAAGAAATTTGTAAAAAAATAGGAATGGAACTAGATGAGGTAATCAAATTAAAACAAATTACTGGATTAAAAGAAGCATTTCAAAATCATGAATTTAGTAAATCATGGGAGGAATTTGAAAGTAAGTATTATGATTAGGGGGATATTATGAAACTAAAAGAAATGACTGTAGAAGAATTAAAAAGTTTAGCATTAGATATAAAAGAAGAACTAAATAAAAGAATTAGAGATATAAAACAAGCTCAGGCAGAAGTTAATAGAATATTAGATAAAACTTATACGTTCTATTTTAAAACAGAATGTGATATTAGAAATAAAGGCTACGTAGCAAGATGTACTTATGGTAAAAAAGGAATTGAAAGATACTTTTATAATTTGCAAGAAACAAGATGCAGAAATGATGTAGTTATAGAAGGTGATTTTGAAGCTAATGAATTAGATATTTTGGATATAAGATATAGAAATAACAACTACGGCTATTCACAATATTGTATCATTTTAAATGGCAAAATAACTGAAATATGTGATGTAGATGATATACACAAAATTTCTACACTAAAGAGATACTTAAAAGGTGAAATTGTATTTGAAAACTTCTTAGAAATAGTAGGAATAAAAGAAGTGAAAGTTGGTGCTCTAGATGAATTACTTGAAGACTAATTTGTTTAAACACCAGCAACATGCTTTTAACAAACTTAAAAACTTGAAAGCGTGCGCATTATTTATGGATATGGGTACAGGTAAAACAAGAACTGCACTCGAATTAATACAACATAAATTAAATAAAGGTAAAATAACAAGGGTATTTTGGATATGCCCTTGTTCTACTAAAAAGAATTTAATTTCAGATATAAATAAACACTCTATATTCTCTGTTGCTTATATAGAAAATATTCAAGATGAATTTATATGTGTTATAGGAAGTGAAACAATTAGCAAATCAGATAAATATTATTTGAAATTAGTAAATCTGATTAAACAAAACACACATTCGATGTTAATTCTAGATGAAAGTCATATGTTTAAAAATCCAAAAGCTGTAAGAACAGAAAGAATTTCAAAACTTTCAAATCAAGTTAGCAATAGAATGATATTAACAGGAACTCCAGTTACACAGGGTATATGGGATTTATACAGTCAATTTTATTTTTTACATCCTAAAATACTTGGATATAATAGCTTTTATGCTTTTGCTGCTAATCACTTAGAGTATTCAGATAAATATCCAGGGCAAATAATTGATACACATAATACAGATTATATAACAAAGAAAATCAATCCTTATGTTTATCAAATTACTAAAAAAGAATGTTTAGATTTACCGCCTAAAACTTATACTGATTCATATTTTTATTTTGACGATGATCAAGAAAGAGTTTACAACAAAATAAAACAGTATTTTATAGACAAAATTGATTTAGATAATTTTAATGGTGA